TTTGTACTAGGGCAATTAGGTCACCCTAGATACCAAGGGCCTAGATATACACAATACAAAACGAAAGGGTTAGTAAGGTCTCCTTACGAAACATTATTCTAATGAGTAGACATACAGAAAACAAAGAGGAAATTCTAAAAGTACATAATAGAATAGATCTTATTGATCAAAAACTAGATACTTTAGAAAACAATCATTTAGCTCATATGCAAAAAGATATAGATAGAATTATATATATTATATCAGCTATTGGGTTAGGTTTATTAGGACAATTTTTATATTTATTAACTAAAAATATTTAATGAAATTTACTTTACTAATGATTATGTGCTCCTACGTTGCAGGAGAATGCATAGATCCTGTACCTATGAATACATATTATAATGATATGTATAGTTGCATGAATGCAGGGTATCAACATTCATTAGATAAAAGCATTGAGCTTGGTCAAGAACAAATAAATGAATATAAAATATATATGAAATTCATATGTGCTGAAGAAAAATTCATTATTCCACCAGGTAAACCAACATAAAGTTGTACCTAACTTGGTAGACATATTCGCCAAATACTTGTAAAAGATATAATATGCTTCGCAAATCAATACTTGTTATAAGTGATCAACACGCACCATATCATCATATAGATACACTTGACTTTCTAAGTGCAATCAAGGAAAAATATAAGCCTGACTGTGTAGTAAACATAGGTGATGAAATGGATTGGCACAGTATATCCTTCCACGATTCACATCCTGGTTTATATTCACCAAGTCATGAGCTCGTAGTTGCTAAAAGATTTTTTAAAGATCTAGAAAGCCTTTTTCCAAAGCAATACGTAATGGATTCTAACCATGGTAGTTTAGTTTTTAGAAAAGCTACCAGACATGGAATGCCTCATGAAATCTTCAAGTCTTATAATCATATGCTTGGAGTTGGTAAAGGTTGGTCATGGCATGAAGATTTGGTTATTAAAGCATCTAATGGTCAAAAAATTTACTTCTGTCATGGTAAATACAAAGATGTACTAAAAGTTGCTCAACAATATGGTATGTGCACAGTTCAAGGACACTATCATACCTCGTTCAAAATAGATTATTGGAGTAATCCAAATGAACTACTTTGGGGGATGCAAGTTGGGTGTTTAATTAACATGAAAAGTTTAGCTTTTGAATACAATAAGTTACAAAAGTCTAGACCAGTAATAGGAACAGGAGTTATCATTGATGGATTACCAATATTAATCCCAATGGTTTTAGATAAAAATGGCAGATGGAACAGAAAAATTACCTAGAGGTATAAGAAATAAGAACCCAGGCAATATCAAACTTGGTACTGATTGGGATGGACTGGCAGATGAACAATCTGATCCAGTTTTTTGTATTTTTAAAGAAGCTGTATGGGGTATCAGAGCATTAGTTAAGATACTTTTAACATATAGATTTCATCATAAAAGATTCACAGTAGAAAGCATCATTGAAAGATGGGCTCCACCAAGTGAAAATGACACAGATGCTTACATTGTATTTGTTTGTAAAAAACTTGGAGTAAACCCTACTGACGAACTAAACAACACTATCGAAGATTATTTACCATTAGTAAAAGCTATTATACAAATGGAAAATGGTATGCAGCCATACGATGATGAGCTGTTAGTAGAGGGGATGTACAAAGCATGGGAAGGTTTACCGACAAATTCTACAGCATCATAGAAGGTATAGCTGTTAAAATTAAAGTTTGGGCTTGGCATAGACGTGTCAACAGGCTTTGGATAAAACGTAATAAGAAAGGTATTAAATAATGTGGTTGAATTTATTATCTATGGGTGTAAAGACTGCTAGTCATATATACCAAAATAAACAAAAAACAAAAAGAATGATGTCAGACGCACAGGCACATCATGCCGAACGTATGGCGAAAGGTGAGATTGAATATAAAGCGAAAATTATTGAGAGTAATGATAAAGGTTGGAAAGATGAATTTGTCCTTGTTCTCGTATCTTTGCCTATCATTGTATTGGTGTACTCTATTTTCACTGACGATCCTGAGATTCGTACTAGATTAGATTTATTTTTTGAATATTTTAAACAATTGCCCTACTGGTATCAGGCAATATTTATAGGAATAGTTAGTGCCATTTATGGTCTTAAAGGTGCTGACATAATGCGTAAACCTAAATAGTTATGGATAGAGCAGATTACCAAGATATTATTAACGAGTATAAAGAACAGGTTCGTGTTCTTAAAGCACAGATTTCAGAATTAGAAGATGCTTGTAAATCGAAAGATGCAGCACTTAAAAGATCTTTACAAAAACTTGAGTATACAGCTCAAGACTTAGATAAAGCTAACGATGAAATCAATGCAAAAAAACAATCAGAATAAAGTAGGCAACTGCAAATGGTGCAGTAAAGATATTTTTACTAGCGAACCATATATGATTGTTCAACAAGAATACTCTTGTGTTAAATGTTTTAAAAATTCAGGGCATATGTTACCTTTTTGGGGGAATAATGAGAGACACAAAATTGCTAGAACAGCACGTGAAAAAAACAGAATACAAAGAAAAAGAAATGAGACTGTTTAAACATCTTAAAAAAGAAGTTGAAATAGGAGCTCATGGTACAAGAGATTATGTAATTAAAAAAGGTATTAATAAAGGTAAGATTGCAAAATGAAAGTTAGTGAAAATACATCAGTAAGTATGCCAATAAAAAATATGGTTGGTATAATTGTTGCAGTAGCTATGGGTATATTTGCATATACAGAAGTAACAGCTAGACTTACCAGCTTAGAAACCAGCAGAGAATTATTCCAAGCTGATTTACTTAAAAAATCTGAACAACTACCAACTGACCAGGAACAGTTTATGTTATTAGAACATATCTCTACTCAAGTAGAAAATGTTCAAAAAGAAATGGAAACAATGAGAAACAATAATGTTAATATTAATTATGCTATGAAAGACATAGAAAAAATTAAACAAGCTCTAGAAAATCTTAAAGATAAAGTTAGAGCAAATGGAAATGGAACACACTAATGGAACAAATGGTTATAGCTTTACTTATGCTAGTAAACAATGAAATTAAGGAAGCAAGATTGCAGCCTGATTTAAGTACTTGTTTAAAAGGTAAAAGAGTTGCTAATAGAGATGTTTCTAATAATGTAGAATACAGATGTATTAAATCTATGGCAGAGTTAGAAGATAATATAGATGGTTCTCAATCAATAAAAAAACTTATATTAGATTAACTATAATCTCTTTCTATGATCATTTCTAAATAATGGATAGCTTTTTCTATATCCTTACGCTTACCTTTCTTTTGGTGTCTACATATATATTTAATAGCATTGCCTTCAGCGTATTGTAATTTATTTTCATTTATAAAATGTGCAGGTTGAATGTTCATTGATTTATAGTGATCTCCATCTACCTGTTTATTTAATGTATCGTATGTCATATCTTTAAATATATCCTTATGTGTCATTAAAAAGTTAACCTAAATTTATCTTTATGTTTATATTGTTTTCTTGGTTTGTTCAACACTCTATGTTGATTGTCTTTTAAAGTATATAGATCTAACTTCATTGCTGCAGTAAATTTTCTACAAGCCATATCAGGATCTATTTCTGCATAATGGCATATAGTTCTAAAGTCTACTGAATTACCTATAAGCCAATCTATAGCATTACGTTTATCTATAAGATAATATTTATCTAAACCATTATACATAGCATCATGAATTGCTTGACTAAGTACTGCTCTAAATAAATATCTCTCAGGACTTTTCATCTATAACTTCATATGTCATTCGCTGCTCTACTGAGTCAGCTTCTTGCCAGTTTAAAGTTGTAGGATCTATAGCATTTAATATCTTTAATGCTTCTTCGTCTGACGTTGCATTAACAAATATTTCTGTATAAGCAGGAAGTATAACCCATTTCTTAAACTTATAAATCATATATTGTTTTTACGTCTACTTGCTTCTAATGTTCTAAATAAGTCGATGATAAGACCTTCTTTGTCTCTTTTATTCTCAAGTGTACTTGCTTTAACCTCTGCTTCAAATAATTCTCGTATAGCAGTCTCATATATTTCGCTTCCATAGTATGCTTGTTCTTTGGCAGAGATACTCTTATCAACTGAATTACCAGTGATATGGAGAGCTTTCTTTCTTTTAAGAAGCCTATCCAAATACTTAACTTGAGCATTAGCTTCAGCATTTTCCTCGTCTGTGTCCGATAGAAATTTTAAGGAGTCTTCCAATCTCTTTTCTGTAATCATGTTTATCCTTTCTTAAATATAATTTATATAATTTGTTTACCAAGTATTCATTGTTATAAGTGTTTATACCCATCATTTCTAGTTCTAATTTGAACAAATACATCCAAATAAATCTCCACTCCCATCATGCATAACATGAGCATTAAGAGTATCAGAATATGTACTTAAATGTAATCTCAATACATCACACAAATTAAAACAATCTACTTGGTTAAATATTTTTAAATTAACTGTCATTTCTTTAGTTACTTCAAGAAGATGATATATTCCATCATTGTATATTATTAATTCCATAATTATCCTTAAATTAAAAAGGCACTGCTAAATGGGTCTTTAACCACTCTCTAGCAATGCCTAGTTTTCTAACTCGAGGGAGATAAGAAATTGTTAAAATGGTGCATCATCTGATAGCATTTCATCAACACTATTAGCTTTTGCTTCTAATACCTTTCTAACCAGGTTATCAATTTGTTGAAACTCTGATTCAGTTGGTATCTTACCACCAGACATATAAGATCCTATAAGATTACTCATAGTCAATCTATATTTTTCTGAAAATTGATCATTAATATTTCTAACAGCTTGTACACCACTTGAACTAACCATATTAGTTGCAGGTGCTGCAGAAGAATCTCCACTTAGATTTTCTATCATACTAGCTGTTTGGTATTGTTTACCTGTCTTACTTGTTCTAACAGGTTGGGCTGCAATTTTTAATCGATCTCCCTTTTGCCATCTAGATGAGCCTAAAGCCTCACCATAGATTGTCATATCACTGCCATCATCTTTAGTGATGTAAACAGTAACTTGACCATCGTCTTTCTCGAATGCTTTTTTAAATGAGCATTCAAACGTCTCGGTTTCCATATTGGTTCTCCTATTTATTTGTTTTATTATATTTCCAAACTTTTGCATTGCTTAGTATTATACTAATTAAATGCTTTTTGCCAAATCTTTTTTGCAAAGACTTTGGTTGGATCATCATCATGTTTACCCCATCTAAAGTTATCCATAACTAATGGGTACATTTTGACTACATCTTCTTTAGTTTTAGCTATATTCAAGATATGCTCAATATTATGCATAGCTTGTATAATAGGCTCTAAATACCCCTCTCTTTCCTCCATATCCACGCTGTAAACGTCTTTGTAAGAACAATAGAGTAAAGCAGTCGGTTTATTGAAAAGATCCTTGTATAAAGCTTGTTGACGCATATCAGCAGCTTTTGGGTACCATCTGCTATCAATACTGCCATTTTTGAGTCTTTTGATATAAGCAGTAGCTTTAGTATCAATAATAACATTCTCAAACTCAAAATCAGTTTTACCTATAACATCATAGGTTAGACCATATTTATCACCAGGTATTTGCAGTTCATTTTGCCAAGAAACAATTTTACCAAATTGAGGTAATTCTTTAACAAACTGTGTAGCTATTATACCTGACCACAAACATTCATCATCAGTTGCATCACCTTTATATTTAGTAGTGTATAGATTTTTAGCATAATCTATGATAACTTCTTCATCAGTGATTTGGTTTTGCAAAGCATGATCTGCTGCATCTTCTGCAGTACTACCCATTATCATTCTTGCATTCGGTTGTGATTCGAAATCATACAAATTGTCAATAATCCAACGAGGTGGACTGTCAATAAATGTATTAGTTTTTGAAGCACTATGTCTATATTCAATCTTCATATTTATCTCCTTATGGTTAATCGTATTCAAAAGTATTGTAGTTCATCTTATAATGTATCTTTAGATATATTAAAAGGTAAAAAAACAGTTAATAATAGCAATGATTATAAAATATATAATTTATGTATTTTACTTTGTTGGCTATTGCACCCTACACAAGTGTATGGGTGTAAGAGCACTATTGCTCGTTTACATAATTGTAAAAAAAACAGAGTTTATAGACTTAACAATCTATACAATAAAAACAAAAAATTTAGATCTTTTGTTGATAATGCAATAGAAAATTATAAAGTATCTTATGCGTCAGATTGAAAAACCTGAATTAATATCTACAATTTTAGACAAACGTAAAGTATGGATGAATATACGTGAGTCTCGTTTAATGTATATGTTTCATCGTAAGCTTATATCTATTGAAGAATATGAAGCTGGATCTAGGTATCGTCTTATGTGTGAGCTCCAAGGTGGTGGAACTGGCAATGTTCTTAAAGAACGTATTGATGGTGCTAACACAGATTTTATTACATCATCTCTTGGTGCTGCTCTTGCAGTCAAAGATGTTGATGATGAGATAGGCAAAAAACTTTCTAATATTATGAAGTTGTTTTGTCATTTTAATTTTGGTATTATTGAGATAGCACATATGTTAAGTATGTCAGAACGCAGAGCATCTAACAACGTACACGAAGGACTATCTAGTTTAGCAATTTATTATGGCTACAAAAAAGTGCACAATACTATCAGAGGACAAGGCACAAAGAATCAAAGACAAAGAGTACCTAAAATGGGTAGCATCTAATCCTTGCATACTTTGCCAGGACACAAGATGCCAAGCTCATCATGTTACTTTTGCTATGCCTAGAGGTTTCTCTCAAAAAGTTGGAGATCAGTATACTGTTCCTCTTTGCTATCCTCATCATCATTTATTACATACAAATGGTATGAGTGAGAAAGATTTTTGGATAAAATTAGACATAGATGCTATCAAAA